TTATCTAGAAAAAATTTTTATGCCTGATTTTTCTATTCAAAACTGGCGTAACGATCTTTTGAATAAACAGTTTGGATTTATTCCTAGTAGTTTAATAGGCCAATTAGATCTTTTTAAACAAGGAGTGAACAAAGATGCTCGCCGAACTAAAAAAAGAATTTTAAAAGATATTACTGAAATTAGATTAGAAATGCAACGTTCTGATCAATTTGGTGATGATGCTCATCCTTCCTGGCCGGCTTACCGAAGTCTTTCTGAAGATTTGCTATTGTGGATTGCTAAGACTTCCTGATTGTAATTTCAATCAGTAATGTATGTACTTTATTTTGTCAACTAAATACTGCAAGGAGATTCAGTATGGCAAACGACCCTCAGAGTAACAGCCCCGGAATAATAGACAGAGTTACTAGTGGCATCGGCGGCGCAATATCGGAAACTGGTCTAGGCAAACTGTTTCGATCAGGAAGTATTCCGCCAGGAGCAGAGCCTGCAACACAGGCTTATATTCCGGCAAGTTTTAAGGAAAGAGTAGACTGGAGAGTAAAATTAAGCCTGCCTCCCGGCGGAGCATTTGAGCAGCCTGCGCAACAGCAGAATACCGGAAGTGATAGGCCAGACGGAACAGTGGTTAACGATCCGCTTGCACCGTTGTATGCAACAAATGGAATGGTGTTTCCATACACTCCTAATATCTATATAACTTATTCTGCAAACTATGATAACCTAGCACCTACACATTCCAATTACCCGTTTCCTGTATATCAAAACTCTGCAGTAGATCAATTTGTAATTACGGGCGAGTTCACAGTAGAAAATGCCGAAGAGGCACGGTATTGGATCGCGGCCAATCATTATCTGCGTTCGATAACCAAAATGAATTACGGAGCAGGCGGAACAGGAGCCCCTCCGCCTGTGGTTAAACTAGACGGCTACGGAGATTTTGTGTTCAAAAAAGTCCCTGTAGTTGTTCAGCAATTCAATATCGAATTGAGCGACGGTGTTGACTACATAAGAGCCCCGATAGGTGAAAATGGATCGTGGGCGCCCACACGCAGCACAATTGCTGTAACACTTCAGCCAGCATACAGCAGAGACACTGTAAGTCAATTTAGTTTCAACGACTTTGTTAACGGCGAATATATAACAGGCGACGGAAGGTTTATATAATGGCAAATTACACAGGATCTAGTCCTTGGAATAAAACAAAGTTTAGAGGTAATAGATATCTTGATATTCTGCAAATTAGGCCAGTGCCTGCAGAATCAGACGATTTTCTATATGAAATAGAACCACAATACACTTACAGACCAGATCTTCTTGCTTATGATTTGTATGACAATTACAAGTTATGGTGGGTTTTTGCACAACGCAACATGAATGTGCTGAAAGATCCTGTTTATGATTTTACTGCAGGAACAGAAATCTATCTACCGAAATCATCAAGTCTTGGCGAATTGCTAGGAGTATAAGTGAGCACTGATAGATTACCAAGAGGAATTGTAGGAGACGGCGGCGGCTCAAGTATAGTAGGCGACCTTGCAGCGCCGCCTTTTCCTGTAGGACCAGGAACGCCTAGCAACGACATAACTGTAAACCGTCCGCCGTTTCCTGGAGGACCGGTTTCTGATTCACCGGTAAACGATGGAGAAAATCAAGATACAGCAACAGTAAATCCAAATGTCAGTCCTGCCGGCACAAATCCAGGCAGACCAGGCGGAGAATCAGGAGAAAGGGGACCTAGAAAAAAACCCAATGTTCTCAAACAGTTTGCTTCTTACAGCACAGTTATTACATTTGCCGCATTGTCAAAGTTAGAATTAGCGGATCCTGACAATACTTATAGACAATTTGGACCTACTAGAAAAATATTAAGATCAGGTGGACTAGGTGGTCAACAAGTACGAACTTCATACGAACAAGAATTAGGAATAACAACAGAATACTACATTGAGGATCTTGAAATAAATTCAATTATTTCTCCAGGACCGCTAGTAAGGCAGACTAATGCTACTACTTTTTCGTTCAAGGTAATTGAACCGTACTCAATGGGAATATTCCTAGAAACTCTTGCAAACAGTGTCGAGAACAGAGAAGACCAAGACAGACCAAACTATGCTTCTCAGCCTTTTCTGCTAATGATTGAATTTGTAGGATTCGACACAAACGGCAACAGGATTCCTACTGAGGTAAAACGCTATATTCCTCTTAAATTAGATTCAATTGAATTTGACGTAAACTCCGGAGGAAGCGTCTACGACATATCTGCTTACGCATATTCCGAATACGCACTTGCTGACGAAGTACAGGCTGTGCCCGACGATTTAAAACTTAGAGGTTCTAATATACATGAGGCGCTTCAAAAAGGAGAACAAAGTCTAACTACGATTCTCAATGACAAACAACTAGAATTAAAAGACAGTGGAAATAAGCAGGCCGCAGACTCTTATGTTATTATTTTCCCCGAAGATACTGCTTCTGAAGATGATGCATTCTCTTCCAGTGTGCAAGATCCTGTCGGAGCAACTTCTGTACCTCCGCAAATAGGAGCAACTATACAAGCAGTAGTCGACGGCGGCCTTGATTTACAGGCAATCGAAGAATTTGCTGATAACGAAGCGAATCTTAATATTATTGGAAGATCAAAATTGCGAGATGAAATATTTGACTCTGGCACATCAGACGTAAGAGATGCAGAAACAGTTGACGATCCTAATCAGCCTCAGACTACAAAATCTACAGATAACGTAATCAATATCAAAAAAGGCACAAGGATACAGGAAATCATCGAAGCTTTCGTGCAAGAATCAGAATATGGAAAAAAACTAGCAGAAGAGGCAGACAATGAAGGCATGATTTCTTATTGGCGAATCGAGCCTGAGGTTTATGAAATTGTAAATCCCGCTAACGAAAAACAGAGAGGTTCTGCAGCAAAGGTATTTGTGTATAGAGTTGTTGAATACAAGGTTCATGCATCTCGCATTGTTTCACCGTCTAAGAAGTCTCCAGGGTTAGCCGCAATTAGAAAGAGAATTCCCAAAGAATACAACTATCTTTACTCTGGGCAAAACGATGATATTATTGATTTCAACATTCGATTCAACAGTGCATTCTTTCAGGCCCTGCAGTTCGATCTTTTTCAAGGTGGCCAAGATCAGGTAGATCAAGGTGCGCAAGGCAGAGCCGATACAGACGAAACAACTCCTGGAGTAGCAGACGCAGGCGAAACTTCAGACCCTGAAAACGAAGGAGGAAACTCTGTAAGAGAATCTACTGACAGCGGTGTGTTAAGCGCAATTACAGGCGGAAATTTCAACGAAAGCACTGCTACAAGAATATCTAAGGCGTTTAACGAAGCAATTGTAGACGGAGTAGATCTTATAGAAGCAGAAATGGAAATACTAGGTGATCCCTATTTTATAGCAGACAGTGGTATGGGAAATTATAGGTCAAAGAGAATAGGCAATCAGGAACTAGAAAACGGGGCAATTGATTACCTTTACAGCGATACTTTTTTGATACTTAATTTTCGAACACCGCTTGATATTAATTCAGAAACCGGCGACTATGTTTTTCCCACTGTTAAAGGAGAACCTGTTAGGAAATTCTCAGGAATATATAGAGTAACTGAAATTCGCAACACAATTAGCGGAAACAAGTTTACACAGACAATTCAGATGCAGAGAATGCGCAATCAATTTTTCGAAGAGACAGAAGGTGGCTCCTATATTAAAGAGGATGGAGATCCGATAAACAGTTTTATAGCACAAACTATTTCTCAATCTCTTGAAGAAGCGGTGCCTATACCGCCATCGTTAGAAGAACTAGACCTACCCTCTAATACAAACCAAGAAGAAGATCAATCAGGAACCGGATTGAATGTACCTTCATCGGGCACAACACCAGGAATCGGCGGCGCATAAAATATGATAGACAGAGTCAACAAACACACAGGTGTATCTAAGAGAAGCACAGACACGGTTGTAAATCGTTCTGCTCCTACCAACCCCTGTATTGCAGTAGTCACAAATCATCTCGACTCACAATATATGGGGGCGCTCGAAGTGCAAATTCAAAACAAAAGCACATCAGGCAGCACACGGAGAGACGGAGCAACATCTTATATTGCAAGATATCTTTCTCCCTTTGCAGGAGTAACTCCTATAGACGGTGTTCAAGCAAATGCAGGTCATGAGTTCACTCAAAAATCATATGGTATGTGGTTTATACCTCCCGACATAGGCAGCCGAGTTCTTGTGATATTTGCAGAAGGTGGCGAAGTATTTTGGATAGGCTGCATACCAGAAAAAGATGTTAATTTTCAAATGCCAGCAGGCGACGCTGTTACAACTTTTCACAAGGATATTGATAGTGCTGGTCAAAAATTACCAGTGTCAGAAATTAACAAGAAAAATCTCAGTGATGCAGACCGTGGAAAAATAGACGCGACAGAAATACAAAAGGAAGTCAACACTGATTATATTGAAAGTCTTGTTACAAGAGGATTAGCCAGCGACGAAACTCGAGGGCTAACGACTTCCAGTGCTCGAAGAGAAACTCCTTCCAAGGTATTCGGAGTATCTACACCAGGACCTTATGATAGAAGGAATGCCGATGCAATTGTATCATATGGAGCCGGCCAAGTTTATCATAATAGATTAGGCGGATCTTCTATTGTAATGGACGACGGCGACGAAAGTCTATTTAGAAAAGGGTCGCCAGGAACAGCGCCGCCTGAATATGCAGATAGGAAAAAACAAGAAGATGACGGTGACGTAACAATACCGCACAACGAAATGTTGCGTCTCAAAACAAGAACCGGCCATCAAATACTGATGCACAATTCGGAAGACCTAATCTATATCGGAAACAGCCGCGGCACAGCATGGGTAGAATTAACTTCTAATGGAAAAATTGACATCTACTCAGAAGATTCAATTTCAGTACGCACTGCACAGGACCTAAACTTCAAAGCAGACAGAGATATCAATTTTCAAGCAGACAGAGATTTCAATGTAAAAGCCAAAAAAAATATCACCTTTGAAGCAGAACAAGAAGACTTTCAATTAATAGTTGGTAGAAATAATCAGATTACAACTGGCGGTTTTTTACATGTTAACACAGACAAAGACGTGCGTGTGGAGTCAAATACAAGTACAATTGATGTGTTAGCAGAAAAATCACTGCAGTTAGAATCCGCATCAGAGTCTACAAATATTCTGTCTCAAAAGAATAACTCCTTTACTGCAACAGATGGCGACACAAGCATCCTAAGCGGACGCTACTATCTTGCTTCAACAGGAAGAACTTATCATATGAATGACGGCAATGCTCCGCCGAGAACTGCAGCAAATGCAGTGCCTGCAACACAAGCAGCAGCACTTACTACATGGACTGTATCTCAAGAAGAAACAGAAACAATAATGCGTCGCGTCCCGTCAAGAGAACCTTGGCTGTCGCATGAAAACCTAGCACCGCTTAATTTCACACCAGAAGAAACTGATATTAAAAAACTAAATGAACAAGGCATGGGCGCTATTACGCCGTCCCCCCCAACAGAAGGTGAATACAAATTTACAGCAGACACATTTAGAAAAGGCACATAAAGCAAGGTAAATATTAGAATGAGCACATTAGAAAAAAATCTATACACCGATATAAATGTCCCTGCTAATAAAAAACCTCAAGCAGTGCCAGAAAGTCGTGCCTATAGAGGATTTTCTACAGTAAATCCTGAATCTGACAGTTTTGTACTTTACGATCTTGCTATAATCAAGCAGGATATAATAAACCATTTTCATATTCGCCAAGGTGAAAAACTTGACAATCCTGAGTTTGGCACGATTATATGGGATCTTATCTACGAACCTCTCACTGAACAACTGAGAGATTTAATTGTACAAAACGTAAGCACTATTATCAACTATGATCCTAGGGTAAATGTTAAAGAAATTATAGTTGATACATTCGACAAAGGCATTCAAGTAGAGTGCGAACTAACCTATCTGCCATATAATATATCAGAATTTCTGCGTTTGCGATTTGACGAAGACGCAGGTCTTATTAATTAACTACGCAGTTTTTTATAGAAAATAAATACTCTTATATAGAGGAACAACTATGTCGTCTACAGATAGACAAAATCGCTTGCTGGCAGCAGAAGACTGGACAAGAGTCTACCAATCGTTTAGAAATGCAGAATTCCAAAGTTATGACTTTGATAATCTGCGCCGCACAATGATCGCCTATCTTAGAGAAAACTATCCGGAAGATTTTAACGATTACATTGAATCTTCTGAGTATCTTGCTCTTATCGACATGATTGCGTTTCTCGGACAGAATATCGCGTTTAGAATAGACTTAAATGCTAGAGAAAACTACATAGAACTAGCAGAAAGAAGAGAAAGCGTTCTTAGACTTGCTAGGCTATTAAGTTACAACCCTAAAAGAAATCAAGCAGCAAATGGGCTACTTAAGATAGATTCAGTATCC